GTTTTGAAAACCAGCAAAAAACGCCAGATTCCGAACCAGCCGGTTCACGGCGCGCGCCGGGGCGACCCAAAAAAGAAAGGCCGCCGCTCAACGTTGAGGGAATCCCCGACGCGAGCTTCGAGCAGACGATCGAGAAGCACGAGCGCCTGGTCGTGCTGTCGCGTGAGAAGTACGAGCGCCTGCTCAGGGCGGGAGACGCGGAGGCTCGCTACGCTCAGGTCACTTACAACCAGTCACTGAAGCAAGCGGTTGCACTGCGGGAAGAGGCCGAGCGTAGGTCGGTGTTCGCCCGTGAGCACATCCGAGCGATTGAAGCGCGGGAAGCGATGTTGCGTCTGGCTGGCCTTATCGTCGAGAGGCTGGACGCGCTGGGCTCGGAGTGCGGTGAGAACTGCAACCCCAAGGACCCGGTGAAGGCCATCGGTGTCCTGACTGAGTGGGCGCGTGAGGCCCGCGAGAAGATTGCCAGGGTGGCGGGAGTGTTCGAGGAACCGAAGGCATGAACGCCGAGGAATTGTTCCACGAGGGACTTTCGGTGGTCAGGCCGTCGGCCTTGTCCGACCCGGTGGCTTACCTGAAGGAGAACGTTAAGAAGATTCCTGCTGGCGTGTTCGACGGCGGGTACAACCCGAAGCGGTGGCCGTGGATCGGTGAGGCGGTCCGCATCTTCAATGCGCCGACGACGTCGCGTATGTTCATGCCCTGGGCAATCGGCTGCGGGAAGACGCTGACGCTGAAGCTCTGCGCGACTTACCTGATGGCGAACCGACGTGCGAGCATGGCCATCTTCCTCGACTCGCAGGACAAGGCGAAGGCGTTCACGCTTAACGAGCTGAGGCCGTTGTTCGACCAGGTCGCGGATATCCGCTCGCAAATGTCCGGGGATGACAACGACAAGTCAGGGACGTTGCGGTTTGCGGACGGGTCTTTGATTCACAACCGCTCGGCCTCGACGGAAAAGCACCTGCAGTCCTTGCACGTCCGCTACGTCTTCGGCTCGGAAATCTGGCAGTGGCCGAACGGAGCGCTGGCCATGAGCATGAGCCGAATGAAGGCGGCGGCGTTCGCGTCGAAGGCGATCTACGAGAGCCAGCCCGGTGATATCGAGGGACAGGGTGCGGAGTTCTGGAAGTTCTATCTGATGACCGACCAGCGTGAATGGATGTTCGTCTGTCCGTCGTGCAACCATCGCCAGCCCTGGCTGTGGGACTACATCCGATTCCCGGAGGGAGCGAAGATGACGGACGGCTGGGACCTTGAGGCTGTGCAACAGGGCACGACCTACGAGTGCTCGAAGTGCCGTCACCGCATGGAGGACAACGACGAGGTCCGCACGATCTGCAACGAGGTCGAGCGCGGCGCCGGGTTCGAGGCTACGGCCAAGGCCGAGAAGGCCGGCTATGTCGGACTGCACGTCAACGCATTGGCTTCTACGAGCTGGGGGTCATTGGCCGTGGACATGATAAAAGCGAAGCAGGTCGCAGACTTGGTCGGTGACCAGACTCCGCGTATGCTTTTCAAGAACCAGTATCTGGCTCTCCCCTGGAGCGATGATGGCACGGGTAGCATGGTCGTCTCGACCGAGTCCTCGGACTACGCCATGGCCGACCCTTGGGATGCGGTCTGCTACATCAGCCCGCGCGGCCAGATCGTGGACAAGGACGACGCGCAAGAAGGCTCGGTCAAGTTCATCACCCTGCAGGTGGACTGTCAGGCGGACCACTTCTGGGTGGTCGTGCGTCAGTGGGCCCGCACCGGGCACAGCCGCTTGGTCTACTTCGGCAAGGTCCTGAGCACTGATGGTCTGGGCGATTGGTCCGGCCTCGACGCCTTGGCGGTCAAGCACGGCGTCCATCCGCAGCTCGTCATGGTAGACTCCGGCGGCGCTGACACCACGACCCAGACGGTCTACAAGCAGTGCGCCACCCGTGGCTGGTACTGCTCGAAGGGCTCGGGTCAGGAATACTTCAACGTCAAGACGAAGGCGGGGGACACGGTCCGTCGGTTCTACAACACGCCGACCGCCATCCATGTCCCTGGCATACGCACGCCCACGGCGCTGGTGGTCTGGTCCAACCTGTCGGGCAAGGACCTGTTCCATGGGATGCGTGCGCGTAAGGTGTTCACGTTCGCCCGTGATGCCGACCCCGGGTACGTGGAACAGTTGAATAGTGAGGTCCGCGTAAAGGAAGCCGGCAAGGCCATGTGGCGTCTGCGGAAGGGCGTCCGCGACAACCATGCTTTCGACTGCGAGCTCCTGGGGATGCTGATCGCGGCCCGCTGGGGCCTGCTCGGTCGGGACGAACCGCAAACCTTACCCGCCCCGCAATAAGTATATGCTCGGCATCTACGTAGGCGTATCAGAGGACGTGCTGCTGCAATACAAGCAGGAAGCACTAGGGGACCTCGGCAAAGCCGTGACGTCGTACTCCGACTCCGGCACTTCCGTGAACAAGCAGTTCGGGATGCCCCCCCAGCAGCGCCTGCTCGAGATTAACTACGCTTTGTCCCGTATCGACCCGAAGAAGTATGGCGGTGCTCATACCTCCATCCAGAAGAACTGGGATATGCGGGTTGACCTCTAATGCGTAAGAAGACCTCGCCAAAGTCCAAGGCTACGAAGAAAGGGGCCTCCGCCTCCTATTCGCAGTTCGCCAGCACGACCGACTCGGGTGCTCGGCGTATGCTGTTCATCGGTGCGGTCACCGACCAGCGCAAGGAGGTAACGTCCGGCACGCGGCTGACCATGGTCGGCACGTCCCGCTGGGCCGTCCGCAATAGCCCGATCTACAAGCAGTGCATCGACGAGGCCGTCCTGGTCTCCATCGGTGACGGCCTTGTGGCCCAGTCCAACGCCCGAGACCCTGCCGTGGCCGTGGCGCATCAGAACTATTTCCGCGACTGGTCCACCCGTTGCGACCTGACCGGGCGATACAACCTCGGACAACTGCAGGCCATGTGGATGTCAGGCGCGCTCATTGACGGCGACTCTTTCGGCATCCTGACCAACGACCCGAAGACCGGCGTCCCGAAGGTGCAAATCCTCGAAAGTCATAGGGTGGGTACGCCCTACGACAAGTTCGACACCAGCAACGTGGATGGGGCTTACCTCGGCACGTACGGCGAGATCGTCGGCTGGAATGTCTACACTGACGGCGAGAAGAAGGACCGCTATGTCCCCGCCCAGTCCATGCTCCAGGTCATGGAGTTCGAGCGCCCGTCTGCGGTGCGCGGATACCCTGTCCTTCAGTCATCGCTCAACTCGGTGAGAGATCACCTCGAGGTCTTTTCCCTAGAGGTCCGAGCGGCTAGAGATTCTGCCGATCACACGCTTATCCTGAAGAAGCAGGGCGGGGTCCTGCAGGACGACCCGGCCTCCAAGTTCTCCGGCGATTACAATTCCTGCGAGAAGATGGCCAGCCAGATGGGCGGCAAGATGCTGGTGGTCGATACCAACGAGGACCTGACCCAGCTGACGCAGACACGCCCCTCTCAGGCGTGGATCGGAATGATGACCGCCATTGAGCGGGATATCGTCCGCCTGCTCCCCTACGAGTACCAGGTCACGCCCGGAGCCCTCGGCGGTTCCTCGGTCCGCCTAGTCGCTGGCCGCGTGTCACGATGGGCAGGCAAGTGGCAGAGCATCATCATCGACAGCCTCGACCGCGTCTACGATTACGTCATCGCCGACGCCATCGCCAAGGGCAAGGTTCCCGATGACCCGGACTTCAACCGCAAGTCTTGGATCACGCCCCGCGACATTACCGTGGACGCTGGCCGCGAAGCCTCCCAAGACCGTGCCGACCTGCAGATGGGTCTGACCACGGCTCAGGCCATCCTCGGAAAGAAGGGCATGACCTACGACGAGGTGCTCGAGCAGCGCGCCGTCGAGATGGAGAAGCTCGTGCAGAAGTCCAAGGAGCGCAATCTCCCGCTTTGGATGCTTTATCAGTCTGCCTTCAACTGGCTGCAGCAGGGTCAGGCTTCAAGCCAGACGCCTGACGCGGTCGCTGACAACCTCGACCTCCCTCCTCCCCCCGAACCCTCTAATCCATGAAGTGCTTAATCAACGGGCTATCCGGGCGCGAGCCCCTGCTCTGCGACCCTATCAAGGCCGCGAACCACATGAAGTATGCCGAGAAATACGGCGTCGTGGACAGCGTTCTCGATATGTTCTTCAACCCTGTCGCAAAGCCCTACGTCACGCAGGGCGGCACGGCGGTCATCCCGCTGCAGGGTTTCCTCGGTGTCGGCCTGACCAAGTTCGAGAAACTCACCGGGGCCATGGACATGGCTGAAGTTATCGAGCACATCGACGAAGCCCTCGCCAACCCTGCCGTCCAGCGCATCGCCTTTGAAATCGACTCTCCTGGCGGCACGGTCGTCGGCACGCCCGAACTCGCCGACAAGATTGCCAGCATCCCGCTGCCGACCATGTCCTATGCCAAGAAGCTGATGGCCTCTGGCGCTTACTACACCGGCTCTCAGGCCGACCAGGTATATGCCAGCCCGTCCGCTATGGTAGGCTCGATTGGCGTGATCAGCGTGGACGAGTCCTACGACGAAGCCTTCAAGAACATGGGCCTCAAGGTCGAGGTGTTCCGTGCCGGTAAGTACAAGGCCCCGAACATCGCAGGCGAAGGCTACACCGAAGAGATGCGTGACCTCGAGCAGAAGGCCGTCGAGGCCATGCACGAAGAGTTCAAGCAGACCGTCCTCCGCAAGCGCTCGCTCGCCAACCGCGCCGATATGGAAGGCCAGATTTTCACGGGCCGAGAAGCCGCCGCCAAGAACCTCATCACCGGCTTGGCTACGTCCTTTGCCGAGGCCCTCGCGGCCTTTGAGCAGTCCGCTTAACCTTACCCCCTACGCAATAGTATATGACCATCGAAGAACGCTTCAAGGCCGCCGAGGCCGCTGTCGTCTCCCTCACCGCTGAACGCGACGATCTCCGCAAGACGGTCGAAGCCTCCGTGGTCAACGTGTCTGCCGAACTTGACCAGGCCAAGGTCGAGGCCGCCGCCCAGGCTCAGAAGGTTCAGGAACTGGAAGCCGCTCTCGCCGAGGCCAACGCCAAGGTCGCCGAGCTCGAAGCCTCCAAGGCCACCGCCTCTGCCGAAGCCGCTAACATCCTCGCCGCCTCTGGTGTCGAGCCTGTCGCCGCCCCGGTCGCCGCCGCCGCCGTCGGCTCCATCGCCGAGCAATACGCCGCGATGCCTGCCGGCCCTGAGCGCCGCGCTTTCCTCAAGAAGCACAAGGCCATCCTCTTCTCCAAATAATTTCCCCTCACTTCAACCTACTAGCTACCCATGCCTAACACCATCAACAGCGCTCTGATCGTCGATACCGTCGCCGAACTCAGCCTCACCGCTCTCTCCAACCGCCTCGCCGGTCTCTCGAACTTCGCCTCCGACTTCTCCTCGGACGTGAAGCGCCCGAAGGACGTCGTCCAGGTCGCCCTCTCCACCGCCGGCAGCACCACGCTGACCAACCCGACCGCGTTTAATGTCATCGGTGACAGCACGCTTGGCGCCACCGCCGTGTCGCTTAATCACCTGTATCAGCCCTTCGGTCTCTCCTACGCCGACATCCAGAACGGCATCAAGCTCGAGAAGATTCTCAAGGTGAACATGGACAAGCTGGCCGACTCCATCTGGGCCGCTGCTACCGCCCCGATCACCGTCGCCAACTTCGGCGCCGCCACCGTGACCGCCGCTGACTCGGCTGTCACCCCTGGCTCCGCTCAGCTGAAGGCTCTCTGGGCTGGCGTCTCGAAGGCCGGTCGCAAGACCCTCATCGTGAACCCGGGCATCTACTCCCAGCTCATCCCGACCAGCACGACCTCCCTCCCGCTCTCCGCTGGCGCCTACGGCTTCGACGGTGGCGTGTTCTACGCTTCGTCCTTCCCGTCCGAGGCGAAACTGGCTGGCTTCGCGGTTTCTGCTGAGGCCATCGCCATGGCCGCTGCGGCCCCTGACCTCGACTCCGTCGGCAACGACTTCCTCGTCCGCGAAGTGGTCCCGATCGAAGGTCTCGGCATCTCGGTCTACTACAACGTCTGGGCTGACAAGAGCACCCGCAACCTCGTCGGTTCCATGGAACTGATGTTCGGTGCGAACAAGGCGATCACCACGGGCACCCTCGCCTCGGTCTACAACCCCTAATCGGGGCTGAGTCCTGAAACAGCCCCCAGCGATGGGGGCTTTTTTGTATCCCTAAATCCCTAACCTCCCTCTCATGTCCCTATATCCGTCCTTCGAGGCAGACTATAAATCCATCCTGGCAGACATCGGCGTCCCGGCTACGGTCGGCTCCAACCTGTTCCTCGTCGGCCTGTCCCAGCCGATGAACACCCCCAAGTTCGACGCGGGGGGCTTCACCGAGGAGAAGATGTGGACGGTTCGTTTCGCCGCCGCTACGGCCCCTTGGACGGCTTCTGATGGCCGGGTTGGAGGTCAGGTAGCCACAATCGTCTCGGGCGTCCCTATGGCCTCCCTAGCCCCGGGCA